GAGTAATACATTCAAAATGTGGCATAAGTATCAGCCACAGGCCAAAATGATTGGAATTGGAAGTTCTTGCTCATATCCAAAAACAAAAGAGGTATTGGCTGAAACTGATTACTGGGATGGCGCGATGCATGAATCTGTTGATATTTATGGTTTCACAAAAAAAGCAGTAAGTGTTGGAATTGAAGCATACAAAGATCAATACAAACTAAACGGTACCACTGTTATATTTGCAACTCTATATGGACCGCACGATCATTTCGACCCAGAAAAGTCACACGTTGTATCCGCACTTGTTAAAAAGTTTGTGGATGCTGTTGATAATAACGAATCCGAAGTCGAAGTTTGGGGAGATGGAACTCAAACAAGAGAATTAATTTATGTTGATGATCAAATTAAAGGTTTATTATCTGTATTAGATTATAACGGGTCGCTGATTAATATTGGCACTGGCCATTCTGTTACTATACGAGAATTGGCTGAGACGATTAAAGAACAGTCTGGCTTTACTGGCACTATTTTTTATAATACAAATCGGTTTGTTGGAATTAAACATAAAGTTTTAGATGTTACGTTAGCAAAAAACACTTTTGGATGGACAACTGATATTCAATGTGATTCATTAACAACCAATTTAACTAAAACTATTAACTGGTATAAAACCAATAAAGGATAATACATGAAGGTAACACAAAAAAATAAAAATAATAGCACTGGATTTTTTCAGAAAGAGAATACATCGTTCGGTGTAGATGTAAATGGAAATTTAGCACCAGGATTTCAATTTCATGATGCATTAGTTTGGAAAAACTCTCCCGGAACAGAATTTTTAAACAGAGATATTAAACATATGCCATTAGATGAATTTTTAGAACTTTGGCATAGCATGTTCTCCAGAATTGCAGAATATTTAGTTACCACAATAAAACCTAAATATGTATTAGATTTAGGTTGTGGTAGTGGTCAATTAAGCAACTATATACGTAAACTAGATTCTAATATCGTAACTGTAACTGTTGATGCCAACCGAGAAGTTACTAGTAGTCCATATATTGATAGCAATCACTTTATTGCACGAACAGATTTGCCGTTAGATTTTAGAGATGCATCTGGAAAGAAAATTTTATTTGATTTGATTATATCATTTGAACATTTTGAACATATTTCAGATACTGCAGTACCAGCATTAATGCAAAACATTAAAGACCATTCAAAACCAGGCACACATTTAATTTTTACTGCATGCACAACTGAGTATCCAGAAGATGATCATAAACATATTCATTGCAACGCACAACCACGCGAATATTGGACTAATATCATACAACAAAATGGATTTGAAGTATATGATGGAAATTTTGTGTTAGATAGAGCAGGATATACATCAGAAATTTTTTCAAAAAGGATACATTAATGAAAAATGAAGTAGGAATTGTAGTTTCTCGATATTATGAAGATCTCCGTTGGATAGAACAAATTGTATCCGATGTTGATGTATATGTTTATAACCGATCAGGAGAATCACCAGGAATGGGAGTACCGGCTGCGGTAGCTTGGGCAACGCCGAAAGCGGCAAATGATAATTTAGGAGGATTGGATATTGAACGGTGTCGGGTAAACGGAATCAATTTACAGATTATCGATATCCCAGATGACCCTGGCTTCGAAGCTAGCACATACGCTTATCATATGTATTCTAAATATAAAGAATTAAATGATTATACTGTATTCATACAAGCACATCCAGAAATATATGTTGCTGATGCAATTAACATATTTAATAATCCAGAATCAATTATATATACCAGATATCAAAAAGAGGAAGGCGGTCAATTAACAAAAGCTATTCCGTATGTCAATGAAACTAATCTTCCTATAGAATTTGAACCTTTTTGTGATCAATTGGGAACAATTTGGCCAATGCAGGATTATCAATGGTCATTGTATTCTTCTGATTTTACACAAGTGCCATGGTTAAAATTTTGTAAAAATATGCCAGGTTCAACAATTAACGAACACGGAAAATGGGAACCACCATCCAATTGGAGCTTTGGCGCAGGAAATCAGTTTAAAGTTAGTAGGCAACAAATATTAAAAAATCCTGCAAAGTTTTATAAAGATATACAAAATTTTACCAATACCTATATGGATCCAAATGGAGATAATAGACCACATTGGCAACAATTAAATCAAGGTCCAAATATAATGGAAGGTATTTGGCAATTTATCTTCTAAATTTTAATACATTATAATTATATAAAAAAAGGTTATATACATGCACATTACAATTCCAAACTTACCAGAGTTATTACGAACTAAAACTAACATTATTCCTTCAAACGTATTTGAAATTGGAGCATCAAATGGAGCCGATGCATGGCATCTTCAGCAATCGTTTAACGTTCCAGAAAATCAAGTTTATTGCTTTGAACCAAATCCGGGCAATTTTCAGACATTATGTAATAATTTTCCAAATTTCAATAATTTTCATGTAGCAGTTTCCGATTTCACAGGAAAACAAATGTTTCAATTGCATGGTCCTGCTGCTGATATTTCATCATTCAAAAAACGAGTAAGTTATTATGTTTATCAAGGACACTATCTAGATAACTATGTAGAAATCGAATTAGATACATATCGAATGGATGATTTTATTGTTAAACATAACATTAAAACTATCGATGTTTGTAAAATTGATGTCGAAGGATGTAGTTACGAAGTTTTATCTGGTTTTGGTAAAAAATTAAATGTAGTTAAATCTATTCATATCGAAGGCGAGTTAGTTGAATTGTATGAAAATCAAAAACTATTCGATGATTTTAAAACTTTGTTAATCGATGCTGGATTCACTATGATCGATTACTGTGATTTTGATGAAGCAACTCAATGTGATTCTGTTTGGGTTAAAAATGAATTTGTAAAATAGAAAGTAAGTTATGACTATATTAGTAACCGGCGCAGCTGGATATATTGGATCTGTGTTAATTGATTACTTATTCAATAGCGAAATTAAACCTAGTAAAATAATTGCCGTTGATAATTTGATGTATAAACAAACATCGCTTACTCAGTATTCGCATTTAGCTGAATTTGAATTTCATAAGTTAGATGTTCGCGATTATGATTCAATGTTGCCTTTAGTTCAACAAGCTGATATAATTATACCGTTAGCATGTATAGTAGGAATGCCAGCGTGCAAAAAATATCCAGAACTCACAGTTGCAACAAATCAAGAAGCTGTAACTTGGCTTACTAAAGTAACAACGCCAACGCAAAAAATTATATTTCCAACTACAAATAGTGGATATGGAATAGGTCAAGAAGGTATATATTGTACAGAAGAAACTCCTTTAAGCCCACTATCATTATATGGTACTACAAAAGTAGAAGCAGAATCAGCATTGTTAAAAAATGGTAACGCTGTGACACTGCGACTTGCAACAGTATTTGGAATTTCACCGAGAATGCGTTTAGATTTACTTGTGAATGACTTCACATACAAAGCATACAAAGATAAATATATTGTATTGTTTGAATCACACTTTAAACGAAATTTTATTCATATCAGAGATATTGCATATACATTTGCATTTGTAATTCAAAACTGGGATAGAATGCGAGGACAAACATTTAACGTTGGACTAAGTTCTGCTAACATTAGCAAATTTGAACTATGTCAGGCAATCAAAACTTTTATTCCAGAATTTTATATTGCTGAAAGTGAAATAAACGAAGATCCGGATAAACGTAATTACATTGTTAGTAACGATAAATTAGAATCCTTAGGTTGGTTTCCAAAATTTACATTAGAAGTTGGAATCAAAGAATTACTCAAAGCGTATCCAATTATTGAAAATTCAAATAATAACTTTACAAATTTATAATGAAAATACTTTTTATAGCTAAAGGTGATTTGCCTGATTACCAAAGTGATATGGTGTTCCATGGAGGCCGATCTACATTAGGAGCTGACTTTGTTGATTGTAACAAGTTATGGTACATGTATAAAGATGAAAAAGAATTGTATTGGACATCAAGAGTACCTGATAACGGCAAGGCATATGGTCGAGGTTTCACAATGTGTGGACGATTAACAGAAGACAATGTTGATAGAACTAATATACCAGATAAAATTAAAAATCATTATTTTGATAAAATTATATACGGGTCATGTACACGTTGTTTAGATCATTTTGATTTAGTTCGCGAATACTATGATAAAAAAGATGTTGTTTTAATTGATGGCGAAGACGATCAAGGAATTCGATCCAATTTATTACCATATGGTGTATACTTTAAACGAGAACTTTTAACATCGGATATGGATAAAGCAAAAGCATTGTATTTTGCAATTCCAGAAGAAATTATCTTAGATGATATTCCAAACAAGCAAAAAGAGTATGCTACTATCATTCCGGGAGATTTATCCACATACATTTATGATAACGAACAAGATTACTACAACGGGTATCAAGAATCATTTTTTGGAGTAACATTCAAGAAAGGCGGATGGGACTGTTTACGTCACTATGAAATTATAGCAAACGGATGCATTCCATACTTTCCAGATTTAGAACAGTGTCCTCAACACACCATGTTAAGTTTTCCAAAAAAATTAATCTTGGATTGTAATTTTAAGTTGAGAACAGGGGAGTTAACACCAGACGATGCTGCAATGTATACAAGATTATTATTGCAATACGCAAAAAATAATCTAACAACAAAACATCTTTTTAATTACATTATTAAAGAAACCAACATGAAAGATACCTATATTTTTATTTGTAATTTTAATCGACTCGATCCATTAAAAAAGTTAGTACAAACACTAACAGATAGAAATTACAATAACATTGTAATACTAGATAATGGATCTACATATCCGCCGTTGTTAGAATGGTACTCGACTCTGCCAGTAGATTGGGTATATTTTTGTAAAGGCAACTATGGCCCAGAATCTTTAGATTGTGCTAGAAATTATGAACCAGAGTTTCAACAAAAATACAATCATATCATCTTAAACGAGTATCATGTATACACTGATAGCGATGTAGTACCAGTAGACGAAGTACCAGATTCATTTATCGATGACATGATATCATTATGTAAGAAATATCAAATTCCTAAATTAGGACTAAGTCTTAAGATTGATGATTTACCAGATCATTTTCCATTAAAACAACAAGTTATAAATCATGAAGGTAGTTTCTTTCAACGAGAATATATATTGGATGAAAAATGTCAATTATTCAAAGCTCCTGTCGATACTACATTTGCTGTGAATTCTCCGGGTATGCCATGTGGATATAGCGATTTTGCATATCGAGCGGCTGATAATTATTTTGCAAGACATACTCCATGGTATTATGATTCAAACAATTTACCGGATGATGAAGCATATTATTTGCAACACATACAAGGCCCAAGACCGCATTGGTCAAACATGATTAAATCAATGATAACTGCGTAATTGGAACTTACAAAAAAATTATATATAATAAGTTATGTTAATAGCAACGCTTAATCATAATCTACCAGATTTAACAGATAATCTTGTAATACAATTAAAACGAGATTCATATTTCAATACGCATTGTGAACTAATGGTATTAGATAATGGATCCTCAGAACCTTTAGCTCGTTCAACAACACACCGTCTAGATGAAAACATATTCTTTGGCGGTGGATTCAATGTGGTATTAGATTACTTTCTAAAAGAAACAAAACATGAATGGTTGTATTTTTTGAATAACGATCTTATATTTCATGGACCTTCGTTTTTAACCACATCTGTTACTAACGCTAAAAAGGCAAACGCTTTGGTATATTCTCCAGCTGTTATTAATGCATCGGTAGAACAATGTCATTGGAAACAAATGTGGAATTGGGGACAAGGCATTCGTGCAGTAAAATGGATTGATTTTCAATGTCCACTTATACATAGATCAGTGTTAGAACAAATTCAACATTACCCAGATGAATTGATATACGGTTGGGGTCTAGATTTTTATACAGGGTGTATTACAGAACAACATGGCATTAAAACAGTAGTAGATGATACACATACTATCTGCCATTTAAATTCACAAACATTTAAACAAAACAAAATAAACATAGGCGTATCAGAATTTTGTCGGAATGCTGAAACAAATATGAATGCATACTTTTTGAATTCTGAATTTAATTCTGTATATTCTGAATTAAGAACATATGGAGAAACATATACAATATGATATCATTAATTATACCTAGTTACAACAATTTGCGACACTTAAAGAATGTGTATGCAAGTATTCAGAAACATGCGCCTGGAGCAGAAATAATTTTATTAGATGATGGGAGCACTGATGATACATGGGGGTGGATACAACAACAAACATGTATTAGTTATCGAAGTGAGCAACGAGTAGGTCATACAATATTATATGATAAAGGAATCGATATGGCTACAAACGAAATAGTGGGCATATTACACGCTGATATGATTATTGGACCTAATTATGTTGAAAATATGTTGAAGCACTTAGAACCAGGGAAAGTGGTATGTGCAACGCGTATAGAACCACCTCTACACCCAGAAGGTAAAGAAAAAATTATCATGGATTTTGGAATGGATTTTGATTCTTTAAATGTATTAGGATTTGAACAGTACTGCGATGAATTACAAATTGAATTTAAAGATCAAACTACACAAGGAATGTTTGCACCATGGATCCTTTATAAAGAGGACTTCCAATCTATAGGTGGACATGATCCGTTGTTTGCTCCATTTCCATATGAAGACTCGGATATCTTTCAAAGATGGATTCTAGCAGGATATGAACTAATCCAAAGCCGTGATGCATTTGTGTATCATTTAACTTGCAGAGGACATCGATGGACTGAAGAGGTAGGACAGGACGATGATTATTTCAAAAAAGCATCGTATAAATCTGCAAGAAATTATACTCGTAAATGGGGTAGTTGGATTCGTAATAATGAATATCAATATCCTATTATTACACCGAAATACAATGTTGCATTTGTAGTAACCAATTGCACTAGTGCATTGTTAGAATTATTAGAACCATGGTGCGATCGAATTTATATCGATGATGAAATGCAAGTTATAACTACACATTACTTTGATACAGAACAAGCAAACACAGCTTATGATTTAACTAAACGAGTGTTATGTATAGGTCATAATGATCCAGAAGGCGAAAATGATATTGTGGTACAAATGGATGGTAAACGATTATCTAATCAAGATTTTGCATATGTTCAACACCTAACAGAAATTATACAAGATTCTGGAGAGCTAGGGACATTTCGGTTAGGTGGACTAAATATTACAATTCAGAATTTACAATCATATGAAAACGATTTAATAGTATGCAAACAATAGGAATTATTGGACAAGGATTTGTAGGAAATGCTGTGCGTTTAGGAATGCAACATGTATTTGATATTAAAGCATATGATAAAGATGTAAACAAATTTCGCAATGTTAATGCTATTGAAGATGTAGTTTTAAACACTGATATTGCATTTGTATGTGTTCCTACTCCGATGATGAAATCTGGTGAATGTGATTTAAAAATTTTAAACACTGCACTAACAGAAATTCAAAATGAAGTAATTGCATACAATAAGAAAAATTATATTGTGGTTGTTAAGTCTACTATCCCACCAGGAACGACAGATCGATTAAATAAATTGTACACTAAATTGGATATTGTGTTTAATCCAGAGTTTTTAACAGAGGCTAACGCAGTTGATGATTATAAAAATCAAAATCGAATCATACTCGGAGGACCTAATTCTGCTACTACTATAGTTAAACGATTGTTTGATCGCGCATTTCCTAAAGTATCTATTATCAAAACAAGTGGCACTATTGCTGAAATGATCAAGTACGTAACTAATACATTTTTAGCAACAAAGATTTCATTTGCAAATGAAATGTATCAGCTATGCGAAGCATTGGATATTGATTATGACAAAGTTATTGAATACGCTCGATATGATGATCGATTAGGTAATTCGCATTGGTCAGTCCCTGGCCATGATGGAGATTTTGGATTTGGTGGACATTGTTTTCCAAAAGATATAGCGGCATTAGCATATGTTGCAAATCAGCTTGGAGTTGATAGAACAATGTTAGTAGCAGCAATGACTAAAAATAATTTAGTTCGAACTGATCTAGATTGGACACGCCAAATCGGCCGAGCTGTATCTGAAGAATAATTCTGATTAAATTAAAGTTACTGATATTTATACTTGAAGTATAAGAAAGTAGCTACATGAAAAATTTTATCAAGGAAATGTTCACCGGAGGCGATACCTCGATTAAACGAGTTATTGCATTTATTGGATTCATATTTATTTCTGTTACCATGTTATTAAATTCATATTCCCATGAATCAATTAAACCGTCAGCGGATCTAGTCGATGCTGTTAAAACCATTGTGATTATTTGCATTGCTGGTAATGTTGCCGAAAAGTTTTTATTGAAAAAATAAATAACGGTTAATCTACATCGGATTTGTTGGAATGAAAAATCTATCAAAAGAAGAGTTATTAAGTAGAATCGAAGCTATTAATAGGAGTAATGCTCTTATTTACTTTGACCTTAATGGAGTTATATTAGGGGCTAATGACATTTTTTTGGAAGCAATGGGTTTTGGTAAAGGTAATCACGCTGATATTATTGGCAAACATCATAGTATTTTTGTATGCGATGACTATGCGAGATCACTTGAATACGAAAAGTTTTGGGACATCTTAAGAAGTGGTAAGTATTATACTGGTGAGTTTGAAAGAAGAAAAAAGGACGGAAGTCTTATTAATCTTCAAGCAACCTATAATCCTATTTTCGATGAGGATGGTAAGATTACCAAGATAATGAAAGTTGCTACTGACATTAGTGCAATTGTTAATAGCAAGAAGCAAATAGATGCAATCAACAGAAGCACAGCTCTAATTAGCTTTAACATTGATGGATTTATAACAGATGCTAATTCTATATTCTTAGAAACCATGGGTTATAAAGCTAATGAAAAAGCTAAGGTCATTGGAAAACATCATAGTGTTTTTGTAAGTTATGAATATTCTAAATCTGATGAGTATACTAAGTTTTGGGAAAGTTTAAGAAAAGGAAAATACTTTGATGGAATATTTGAAAGAAGAAAAGTAGATGGATCTACTGTTTATTTGCAAGCATCTTACAATCCTGTTTTAGACAGTAAAGGAAATATCACTGATGTAGTTAAGATTGCAACTGATGTTACTGATGCTGTAAACAATGAGAAGAAGATAGAGGATCTTTCAAAGAATTTACGAATAGAACTTGATAACTCTCAAAAGCTTAAGAATGCAATTGAGATAGAAAAAGATGCAGCTCTGAATGACTTAGACGTTATGATGAAAAAAAGTCAAAGTGAGCTAATAAAAATAATTGTTAAGGTTGCATTGGCTGTAATAGTTGGAGTTGGAGTTGTAACAACAACATTGTATTGGATGGCCATTATAACAAATCAAGATACCCAGATCATTGGGTCGACTTGGAGTAACATGTTTAGTGTATTATTAACAAATGCCTTTTCGATAGTTGGTACAATAATGGGTATCAAATATGCTACTCAAGAAGGCAGTAAAGAAAAAAAATAAAGAATATGAAAATTACAAAAACAGGCACGGCAGGAATTGAAATAATCAAATCATTTGAAGGGTTTCGTTCTGCGCCATATAAATGCCCCGCAGGTATTCCGACCATTGGTTACGGAGCAACATTTTACCCAGGCGGTAAAAAAGTAACGATGACAGATGCCACGATCACTGAAGCACGTGGAACAGAACTATTACAAAGTATGCTTGTTAGTTTTGAGCAGTATGTGGATTCATATTGCCGAGATGACATCAATCAGAATCAGTTCGATGCCCTAGTATCATTTGCTTATAATCTAGGTCCAGCAAACCTAAAATCATCAACCCTATTGAAAAAAGTTAATGCTAATCCGGAAGACGAAACGATTCGTGCTGAGTTCATGAAATGGACAAAGGCTGGAGGTCGTGTGTTACGCGGTCTTGTTCGTCGACGTGAAGCAGAAGCCAATTTATATTTTAAGAAAGATTAATCATGCAATTAAGCAAAAATTTAATGTTAGCAGAAGTAACAAGATCGGAAACTGCTAAAAGACGAGGCATCAGCAATATGCCAACACCAGAACATATTGAAAACTTCAAACTGTTAGCAGAAAAAGTATTTCAACCTATCAGAGAACATTTTGGTAAACCAATCATCATTTCATCTGGATATCGTAGCAAAGAATTAAATACTGCAATTGGAGGAGCTTTGAGTTCACAGCATTGCCAAGGTGAAGCTATCGATATCGATATGGATGGAACGGATATTACCAATGCACAAGTATTCAACTACATCAAAGATAACTTAGAATTCGATCAACTTATTTGGGAATTTGGGACAGATACTAATCCGGATTGGGTGCATGTATCATATGAATCCAAGGGCAAACAACGCAAACAAATTTTGCGCGCAGTGAAAAAAGGCGGTGCCACTTCATATAAACCTTACTAAAAACTTAGATAACATGAAAACAACCGCTCTAGCAATTATATTATCGACTACAACTATGTTAACATTTATTTGTTCATATTTCTTTAATCTATCGATAACTCATTATGAGCAATACCTAGCATTGATTGCTGTGGTGTTCATAGATGGATTCTTTGGTGTAATTGCTGGAACAAAGCGGGAAGGATTTCAAACCCGCAAAGCAATTAAAGTTTTGCAAACCACAGCTGTATGGGTTTTGATTTTAACGGTGTTGTTGTCCGTAGAACAAGCATTTCGAGGCACGGCTTGGTTAAGTGAAACTATACTAGTTCCATTCATGGTGTTTCAACTAATTAGTGCATTAAAGAATGCATCAATGGCAGGATTCATTAAAGCAACTGTGCTTAATCGTATTTTAGACGCATTAGACAATCATAAAGGCGGCCGAATCGAATAATGTATTTCGAATAACTTTGATTTCTGCGGTAGTTTTCATATAATCTAATATGAACTACAAATACATTGCATTTTCTATTTTATTATTTTTAATTGGCCAGAGCGTTGTGTGGATACAAACCAATGGACCATTAATATGGCCATGGGCCAAGACATTTCGTTGGGCTCTTATGCTAATGGGAGTGCCAATTACTTGGATGTTTATGGAAGCAACTCGGTTTGCAGTTGATGGATTTGGGGGAGTATTTTGGCCTGGTCGATTCGTTTCATTTGTTAGTGGCATTACTATATTTGCTGTAATGACCTGGGTATTTAGAGATGAAGCAATTAACATGAAAACTGCTGTGTCATTAGTGTTAGCATTCACTTTAATTTTAGTGCAGCTCTTTTGGAAATGATGATATTTATTATAGATGATAAATGAATACGAAACACAGAGCACATTGAATCCAAAACTTTGGGAAGGCGATACGTTGCACCCAAAGCTTCGTGTTGGCTTCATGAAAATTGCAAAAGCTTTCTATGAATTTCTAGAAGTGAAATGTGATATTGAAGATATTATTATCATAGGCAGTAGTGCAAATTACAATTGGACTGAACATAGTGACATTGATTTGCATGTAGTTATCAACTATTTAGAAGTAGGAGATAACATGCATTTGGTTAGCAATTACATGCACGCCAAGAAAAGCATCTGGAACATGACTCATCCATTAACATACAAAGGCATGAACATTGAATTGTATGCACAAGATGTTAATGAGAATCTGCATTCAACCGTAGGCGTATATTCAGTGATGCGAGGTAAATGGTTAAGCAAACCATCATCTGATACAGTCTCAGTTGACGACGGAGCAATTCAACAAAAAGCACAACCATTTGAATATGATATCGATTCATTGAAGAAATCAGATCCACACATCGAGCGTAAGATTAAAAACATCAAACAACGACTTCAAAATTTGCGGCAATCTGGATTAGATGCAAACGGTGAATATTCCGTAGAGAACATGGCATACAAACATCTGCGTAATAAAGGATATTTAGAACGTTTAAAACAACTTGAAAAATCAGTAACAATGGGTCAACTACAAGTTGAAACTGCATTAAACGAAATAAATATGGCAGACACAATGAACAAAGCCAAAGACAAAGTAAAAAACTTTGTAGCTGCACTTAAAAACGAAAAAGACGAAACCAAACAAGCCATGGTCATGTTGTTGCAACATATTAACGGCGAAAAATTATCTCCAGAAGAATGGCGGTGGGTTCGTAGTCAATTGAAAGATGTGGTTAAATTATTAGGATTAACAGCAGTAGCAATTGTCCCAGGAGGCAGTCTAGTTGCAATATTAGCTAAAGCTCTTAAACTAGACAAACATATGCTTCCGTCTTCATTTCAAAAACCTGAGGATGAAAAAGAAATAACCGAGTCACTGATTATGCATATAACTCGTAAACGCGTATTAGACGCACCAGGCTGGGCAAAAATCATTAAGAAGACCGGCGGAGTGATAGATCCAGAAGGTCAATGGAAACACCCAGGGTGTTGCACAATGATACCAACCACCAACGGCGCTATCACAATGCGCAATGTGGCACATCCAGTTTTAGGCATCGACGAAACCGGCCATATGTTAATGATGCGACCAGAACACGATTATCAATTTCCAGGACGCAATGTGTTTGAGATACCACACACTGCACAATGGCAGACCATGATCATGCAATTACGCAATCAAATGAACAATGGGAGTATAGATGCAAAGTAGAGGTTTAGGCGACGACATTAAAAAATTAACTGCGGCAACTGGATTAGACCAATTGGCAAAACGAATTGCGCAGATCTTAGATGAAGATTGTGGGTGTGATGATCGCCAAGCTTGGCTGAACGAACAAACAAAAGATTGGGCAATATACAAAAAAAGGAATATAGACAATGGCACTGATAAATAAAACAGGTATCGTGAATGGAGGAACGGTACAAGCAGAACATGTTACACGCGCAATTGATGCATTGAGTGGAGGTAGCACAGATTCGGTACAGGCTACTGGATCATTTTCTGGATCATTGAATGGAGCTGTGAATATTACAGCTGCTAGTACAATTAATACAACACTTACATCAGGACAAACCGGCGGAATAGATTTAACTATCGCAACTAAATCAGTAGGATTGCGACTACCGGGCGGATTTCAAGCCGGTCAACAAGCAGCTGGATCCGTGTATTGGGATG